TTAAACCGACTAAGCAATGTATATGCACACAATGTTGGGTTGAGTAACGAACAGCGTATCACTAGCTACGTACTACCAAACTATGCTGAAGAAACAAACATAGGTGCATTTAGTATTGACTTTGATACCCGCCTTAAAGACTATGAAGTTAAGTCTGAAGGTGTTGCCGAGCGCATGATAATTATTTCGCTTGACTCTATGCAATATGAGAAGGTTCGCCTAATTAAAATTGACGTAGAAGGACATGAGCTACAAGTGCTTCATGGCGCAGAGCACACGTTGCGTGAAAACAACTACCCACCAATCATATTTGAAGCATGGACTTGGAAGTTCCCTGAGAAACGCAAAACTCTTTTTGAACACCTGCAAAGCCTAGGTTACGAGATAACTGAGATTGGGCAGAACAACTTGGCAATTAAAAAATGACGAACGCTATGCGTAACTCCGACGCTAAACATAAAGACTTTGGCGCACTTATAGGGTTAATACCTACTAACCCACGTTTCTTGCCCTCTGATATTGATATGGTGTACGAACGTAATGGTTGTTTCTTATTTGGAGAATGGAAAAGAAACGGCGAAGCACTTGGTGGGGGTCAGCGCATATTGTTAAGAAAACTAGCTATGCAACCTAGAACTGTGGTGCTTTTGATTGTTGGCGACACTGATAACGGCATGAATGTAGATGAGCTTTACTACATAGACCCGTCTGAAAAAGACCCAGTTTTATTGGGGGGTGGGATTGAAACCCTTAAAGCTACGATTTCTGAGTGGTATGAAGCCGCAAATAAGGTAAACAGATGAACGACGAAGAACTACAAAATATACTTAAAAAACTAAGTGGTAACGATTTGCAAAACATGCCAAAATACATAGTATTGGGTGATGGAACCGCCTATTTCTACGTTAAAGAGGAAGATAAATATGCCTTATGTGAACAAACCCCGTCCGTACAAGAAGGAATACCAACAGCAAAAGGCTCGAAATGAGCAGCCTACACGGAACGCCAGAGAGCGTGCAAGATACGCCATTGACAAGGATGGAGTCGACGCCAACAACAACGGAAAAGCAGACCGACGTGAGGGTAAGGACATCGACCACGTCATCCCGTTATCCAAAGGCGGAACTAATTCTAAGTCAAATCTTAAGATACGAGCGCCAAAAAGCAACCGTTCGTTCTCAAGGAACTCAGACCACACAGTCAAAGTTAATAGACCCAAGAAGTCTGCTAAGTGAAAGTGATTGTTCGCAAGTTTTGCGAGAGTTCTTTGATGCGCAAGGCTGGGAATACCGTGAAGAATACGAGATTAAAAGCACAGGCAAGCGCATTGATTTTGTAGTCAAAGCCCCATATGAAAGTGGGCACATCTTCTTCGGGGTCGAGTGCAAGAAAGATTTGACCAACGAAACCAACATAACTGTTCTAGCTGACTACCTGGAGCAAGCCTCAGCCTATTCTGAAGCATTGCGTATGCCAGTATTCTTAGCCCCCGTTATGAACGGCGGTATGGCTATGAGTCTTACATCAGGCTCACACAAAGTAGACGCTCTTAATTCACTGTGCATTTTTGGTGGTAGGTTTAACGTTGGCCTTATAAGTAACCAAATGTATACGTGGGGTTACGGCTATAACAAAGAGCTTAAGTATTGCTTAGTTATGAGGGGCGGTTATTTTTGGGATGAACAACGTAAATTCAATCCTGAGCGTTTACACATGGTCTGTTCAACAGGCTCTAAAAAAGAAAGAAAGCCACTCAAAGTATGGAAATAGTAGACAACAAAGCCTTAGTTATTACTACTAAGCGACCTAACTTAGTAACCGAGTGCATACCAAAAAGTCAAATAGTTGATAGCGACGGTGAGTTACACAAAGTTGCCGTGCACTGGGGCTTAGACGAAGCTCAAGCGTTGACTAAACTAAAAGTTAAAAACGTCCCATCGCCTATCATAAGAGACTATAAATGGCCTGGTGTTTTCCCACCAATGGCACACCAAAGAACTACCGCTGCGTTCTTAACGCTTAATCAACGTGCGTTCTGTTTCAACGAACAGGGTACAGGTAAAACGGCATCTGCAATATGGGCAGCTGACTACCTACTAAACATAGGCAAAATCAAACGAGTGCTTATCATATGCCCGCTATCTATCATGCAGTCGGCATGGCAAGCAGACCTGTTTAAGTTTGCAGTGCATCGTCGTGTAGGTGTGGCATACGGAGAAAAACGCAAACGCCAAGCAGTTATAAGTAATGATGCCGATTTCGTAATTATTAACTACGATGGCATTGAGATTGTTGCCGAAGACATAGCTCGCAATAACTTTGACTTAATTATTGTTGACGAAGCCAATGCTTACAAAACCCCTACAACTAAACGTTGGAAAACACTTAACAGACTAATCACGCCAAACACTTGGTTATGGATGATGACGGGCACCCCTGCGGCTCAAAACCCTACAGATGCTTACGGTTTGGCTAAGATGTGTGTGCCTGAGAAAGTAGACCGGTTCTTCGGTGGCTTTCGTGACAGAGTGATGGTTAACGTTAGTAAGTTCCGTTGGCTACCTAGACCGAATGCAGACCAAATAGTATTTGAATCTTTACAGCCCGCCATTCGTTTTACTAAAGAAGAATGCTTAGACCTACCGGAGATAACCCATGTGTTTCGGGACGCCCCCCTTACTTCGCAACAGGAGAAGTATTACAAACTCCTCAAGAAAGAAATGCTTATGGTGGCAGACGGAGAAGAAATCAGTACCGTCAATGCTGCTACAAACCTTAACAAACTGCTTCAAATTAGTGGGGGCGCTGTTTATTCTGACAATGGCGCTGTCATTGAGTTTGACGTTAGCAATCGCTTACGTGTTATACAAGAAGTTATTGAAGAAGCTAGTCACAAAGTGCTTGTTTTTGTTCCGTTCACGCATACAATAGAGCTACTGAGAGCGCATCTGAGAGGGGCAGGTATTACCTGCGAAGTTATCAACGGTGCTGTACCTGTTAACAGACGTACTGAAATATTTAAAATTTTTCAAGAAACAGAAAATATCAAGGTACTTATAATACAACCCCAGGCTGCCGCACACGGAGTCACACTAACTGCCGCTAACGTAATCATTTGGTATTCACCAGTAACATCTATTGAGACCTACTTGCAGGCTAACGCACGTATTGACCGTAATGGGCAAGTAAACCCTATGACTGTTGTGCACATTAAGGGTAGTCCCGTAGAGACACGGTTGTACGGAATGTTGCAAAATAAACTTGATGTACACACAAAAATAATTGACTTATACAATAACGAAATAAATACTTGACAAGGTCAAGTTCTTGTACTAATATAAATAAAACACTCATAACTTAAGGAAACCAAAAATGACAGATGATATTTCTGTAGATAAACTAGTCTCCGTTTTTATTAAAATACGAGACGCACGCGATGAAGAAGAGCGTGCATGGGAGCAACGTAAAGCTGACTTTAATGAACAGCTTGAAGTAATCAACCAACAACTACTTGAGATTTGTAAAAACACTGATGCTAGCAGTATTCGTACTGCGCATGGCACAGTTATACGTGGCGTCAAATCTCGTTACTGGACTAATGATTGGGAACACTTTCACAAGTTTTTACTTGAAAACAAAGCTCCTGATTTGTTAGAAAAACGCATTCATCAAAGCAACATGAAGCAGTTTTTAGAAGAGAACCCGGAATTGCTGCCAGCCGGTTTAAATGTGGACAGCACCTACTCAATCACTGTAAGGAGAAGTAAATGAACGTTTGGAAACCAGTAGCAGAAGAACCATTAACGTTAGAAGAATTTGAAAAAACTGACGTTGAACCAATCTTGTTTAATGTAACAAAACCAAAACGAGTAAAAACAAAGTCGCTAGATGACCCAGTTAATAACCCTGCACACTACACAGTAGGCGGGATTGAAACTATTGATTACATTAAAGCAAAGCTAACACCCGAAGAATTTGTTGGGTACCTAAAAGGAAATGTAATTAAATACACATCTCGTGCAGGAAAGAAACAAGACACAATACAAGATTTAGAAAAAGCACAGTGGTACATGAATCGTCAAATTAAAGAACTTAAAGGAGAAGCAAAATGAGTGAATTAGCACTATTTAAAAATAACCTACCGGATTATCTTAAAGAGGTAGCATTAGACGACGTAACCAAAGCCCTTGCGGGTGGCGGTGGTGGTAGCAAACGTATTTCGTTACGTGGCGGTGTGTTCCGCATGGTTGTCGGTGGCGAAGAAGTTGCTAAGAATGAGAACCGTTCAATGAACGTAGTTATCGTTAATGCGGCTAAAGAAGTATCACGTACGTTCTATGCAAAAGCATATAACCCAAGCCAAGATGCAACAGCACCTGACTGCTGGTCTGTTGATGGTAACAAACCTGATGCGTCTATTGGAGAACCTCAACATCACAACTGCGCCGAGTGCCCACAGAACATCAAGGGTTCAGGTCAGGGTGATACACGTGCATGTCGTTTCTCACGCCGTTTAGCATTGGCTTTAGCTGATGACTTGGAAGGCGACATCTTCCAATTAGTGTTGCCATCTAAATCTATTTTTGGTAAAGGTGACTTAGACCATATGCCGTTTGAGCAGTATGCCAAGTATGTTGGTTCACAAGGCTACAACCTCAACACACTAATTACTGAGATGAAGTTTGACAGCGATAGCGATAATCCAAAGCTAACATTCCGCCCGGTTAACTTCTTGTCAAAAGAGCAGTGGGAAGTTGCAAAACGTCAAGGCGAAACGCTATCTGCAAAAAACGCTATCACTATGACTGTTGCACAAACTGATGGTGTAAAAGCACCTAAGTTAACTGCACCTAAAGCCGAGCCTAAAGCTGAAGAAGTAGTTGAGCCTAAGAAGCGTGAGGATAAAAAAGCGCAGCCTACTGAAAAGAAAGACTTAAAGGCTATCATGAGTGGTTGGTCTACTGACGACGAATGAGCTTAAGAGGTTATAGCTTCCGTCTTGTTAAGGCTAACCGAGCCGCTGACTCTACTAAAGTTGGAGTCCGGCTTGGAAGGTACTGCATCGAGCACGATATTCCTGTACAAGAAATTGCTGAGAAGTTTGATGTATCTCGCATGACTATCTATTCTTGGTTTACAGGCGTTGCAGAACCACACAGATACAAATCGGAACAAATAAAAGAAATGCTAAAAAAAGCTCGATTTAGCTTGTAACTTTATCGGGGTAGCTAGGTTGACGGACCGAACAGGGGATTTGCCGCACCCCACGCTACCCCATCTTTATTGCGGACAGAGGCGACAATGGCAACAACAGATTTATTAAAAGTAGTATTACCTCCCGAAGGGGAAGGTGTGTACTGCTTGCTAGGGCTAAAACAAGGGGGTGGTTATCCGAAACAGTTGTGGGCTGAAACGCTTGCAGATGCCGAGAAACATATAGCTGACCTGTTAAACGATTTATACGACGTGTATTTTGCTTGTGCTAAATACACTAATGAAGCTGAAGGACGCATACAAAAAAATAGCAATCACTTTAAGAGCTTTTGGTTGGATGTTGATTGTGGTGTTGGAAAGCCATACGCAGACCAATCAGAAGGATTAGACGCACTTAAAGAGTTTTGTATAAAGATAGACTTGCCGTTACCTACGGTGGTTAACTCCGGCCGTGGTGTGCATGCGTACTGGAACTTAACTACTACGATTGACCGTGAGCATTGGCTTCCTGTAGCAACTCGTATTAAAGCATTGTGTGAAGAGCATGGCTTTGAAGCTGACGGTAGTCGCACTGCCGAAAGTGCTTCGGTATTGCGTGTACCTGAGACTTGGAACTTTAAGAACGACCCACCTTTCCCAGTAGAAATCTTAAAGATTGCTAAGGACATTGAGTACGACGAAGTTAAGCGTCGACTTGGGGTGTTAGTTGCACCTAGTTATATTCCACGTAGTTTTAGCGAAGCGTCTCAAGCCATACGCAGTAATATACAAAGCCGCTTTAAAACCATCATGCTTAAGACCATAGATGGCAATGGATGCGCACAGATTAAGAACTTGGTTGAGAACCAAGACAAGATGGACGAACCGCGTTGGAGAGCAGTGCTTAGTATTGCAGCACACTGCATTGACAGAGACACAGCTATCCACATGGTTAGTAATGGGCACCCTGATTACAACGCCGAAGCTACAGAAGAAAAGGCTAATGAGATTAAGGGACCGTACACTTGTGCAAAGATGGAGTACTACAACCCAGGGTTCTGTGGCGACTGCCAATACAAGGACAAGATTAAAAACCCTATTCAGCTAGGCAACGAAGTAATTGCTGCTGAAACAAACGAGATAGTTGAAAAAGAAGAAGATGGCACTACATCTGTATATACAGTACCTGAGTTGCCTTACCCGTACTTTCGGGGCAAAAACGGTGGTGTGTACCGCGCAACTACGGAAGAAGATGGCGAGCCATCATTAATTTATGAACATGACTTGTACGTAGTTAAACGTTTGTTTGACCCACGTAAGGGTGATGCGATTTGGATTAGGTTGCACTTACCTAGGGATGGCGTACGTGAGTTCTCTATCCCACAAACAGAGGCACTAACTCACGAGAAGTTGCGTGATAAGTTAGCTTGGTACGGCGTTGTTGCTGCTAAGAAGCAGATGGACAACATCATGAACTATTTAATAACGTTTGTAAAAGAACTACAACATAAATCAGAGGTAGAAATAATGAGAACACAATTTGGATGGACAGACGACAATGACCAATTTATTCTAGGAGACCAAGAAATATCTGCAAATAAAGTTTCATACAGCCCACCGTCAAGCTCTACAGGTAGCTTAGCTACATTCATGGCTCCGACAGGTGATTTTAAAGAATGGCAACGTATTGCTAACATTTACAGTGCCCCTGGGTTTGAACCACATGCGTTTGGTTTCTTTACCGCTTTTGGCGCACCGCTACTTAAGCACCTTAACCTACGTGGTGCCATCATTAACTTAATTAACAATCGTTCAGGTACAGGTAAATCAACTATTCTTAAGATGTGCAACAGCGTATGGGGGCACCCTGAAGAGTTAATGCTCCAATGGAAAGACACGCAAAACTCTATGATTCACCGTCTTGGCATAATGAACACGCTTCCCGTAACTATTGACGAGATTACTAAGTTATCAGGCGAACACTTTTCTGACCTAGCGTACAGCGTCACTCAAGGTCGTGGTAAGAATCGTATGCAACGGGATGACAACGCCGAACGTCTCAACACAACAAAGTGGTCAACCATTGCGCTATGCTCTGCTAACGCTTCTTTCTATGATAAGCTAGCCACGTTAAAAGCTACGCCTGACGGCGAGATGATGCGTCTTATTGAATACAAGATTGAGATGACCGAAGCTCTTTCTAAAGAAGAAGCAGACACAATCTTTAACGGCTTATACGCTCACTACGGGCACGCTGGGTTTGAGTATGCTAAGTATCTTGTAGCTAACCTAGAGACAGCGATTGATACAGTTATGCAGGTTCAACAGAAGTTAGACCAAGAGGTAGCGTTTACCAGTAGAGAACGCTTTTGGTCAGGCGTAGCTGCATGTAACATTGCAGGTGCGTTAATAGCTAAAGACCTAGGTATCATTCCTGACTTCAACGTTGGCCGTGTATACAAGTGGTTAGTACAGATGCTTAAGACTATGCGCACCGACATCAAGGCTCCAGCCAATAACAACATAACCTCTGTGTTTGAGTTTATGAACGACCACCGTGCTGAGACTTTGGTTATT